AACCAACATTCAACCGGGAGAACCTAAGCCAGAACCCAAGCCAGAACCCAAGCCGAAATTTCCAGTTTTTCCGGAGCCCAATAACGAGTAACGCTTGCCTATGAAGAACTATACGGTAATAAAGGACACGCGAGAAAAAGACGGATGGATATTCTCACCCTACGATATGTGTGATGGTATGGAGGTTAATACCCTACATACCGGAGATTATACATTGAGGGGTTTTGAGGATGTTGTGTGCGTGGAACGTAAAGCCTCTGTGTCGGAAATAGCAATAAACCTCGGAAAAAAGAAAAAAGCATTTTATAATGAGATGGAAAGAATGAGGGACTTTAACTTTCGCTATCTTCTGCTGGAATTTTCTGCTTTAGACGTTATAGACTATCCTCTTAGCTTGCTGAACGAAGAAGATCGAGAATTATATGAACTGTATAAATCTGGAGAAGTCGATGATGCTGGTGAAGCTATTGAGCTTCCAGACTTCAAAAGATTTAAGATAGTAGAGCAGACATGTTATGTTTTGTGGAAATAAGAATGGTGCGTTTTTAATATGTAACAGTCTTTTCAAGAGGCTTAACGAACTATTTCATGTGGGGAATAAAAATGACGGCGACCAAGAAACTACCTAGTAGAGTCTATGTTCTAGGTCATGAATATATAGTGGAGGAGATGTCACAATCACTATTTAAGGAACGGGAAGCATATGGCGACTGCGATAATGAACAAAAAAGGATTAGGATTTACTGTGGAACCACGCAATCTGTTACTAGAGATACATTACTTCATGAAATACTACATGCGGCATGGTCTCTTTTGTATATACAGTCAAAGGACGAGGAAGAGAAAATCGTCTCTAGACTATCCACGTTACTTATAGGATTTTTTGATGATCCAAGAAACCTAAAGGTCAAAAATTTTATTCTGGATCATCGAAAGGAAAAGTCATGAATCATTTTTTTTCAACAGTACTGCTTACTATTCTCATTTTTCATACCTCAATATCACACTCTCAAACAAAGGTTGCACAACATCTTCAAGATATTAGTGTTACGATTAAGGCTGGAAATTCCGAGGGTTCCGGCGTTATCATCTCCAGAAACGTACTGAAAACCAAGGACTCCAAAGACAGTATTAGGGTTAATTTTGTGTGGACGTGTGCGCATGTGGTGGATGGTCTGAGATCAACACGCATGGTTATTGACGGAGAGGGAAAAAACAAAACAGTTATCGAATTCAAAGACGCTCAGGTTGTAAAAGAGCTAGTGGAAGACGGTAGAAAGGTTGGCGAACTCAAAATGGACGCTAAGGTTATTCTGTATTCTGACGCTACAGATGGCGAAGATTTGGCGCTATTGCTGGTAAGAAAGGTGGGATTCGTGGACCAGAATACGGAATTCTTTTTGGAAGACAGAAATGTAGAGATTGGTGAACCCCTTCTTCATGTGGGGTCTCTTCTTGGCCAAGCCGGAGCAAACTCCATGACTAACGGCATAATGTCTCAAGTCGGCAGAGTGTTGAATATTGGCTCTGGGGATGGGACCGTATTTGACCAGACTACGGTTACCGCTTTTCCGGGTTCATCTGGGGGTGGCGTTTTTATGAACGATGGTCAGTACGTGGGGATGCTTGTGCGGGGATCTGGAGAAACTTTTAATCTTATTGTTCCCGTTAGACGGATGATTAAATGGGCTAAAAAGAGAGACATAGAATGGGCTATCGATACCACAAAGCCTACTCCTACCGTCGAGGACATCAAAAAGATCGAGCCCGAAGATGCAGAGCTGGATCATAAGTCGAGAGGTCTAGTTCCGAAATCCCTATTCCCATTTTTAATTCGGACGATGGAAAAGTCAAAGGTTAAACCAATAAATGATTAATGATTCCAGTAAAATAAAAGATGCTTGGCTTGGTATAGAGGTTGATGAGTCTAAGCTATTCAACCCAATGGATTTCGTGGTAGGTGGTGCAGATAGAGATGATCTATTGGAACGTATAGCTTGGCTCATGGTGCGTCCTGAATACTTTTCTTTTGCGTGTAAATACATACTGAATATTCAATTGCTACCGTTTCAATCTCTCATTTTGCATGAGGTGTGGAACAGAAAATTTCCCATGCTTATTGGTTCTCGTGGTATGGGTAAATCCTTTATTCTATCCGTCTATCCTCTTTTACGCGCCCTGTTTATGCCTAGACGAAAAATTGTCGTAGTTGGTGCGGCTTTTAGGCAGTCGAAGGTGTTGTTTGAGTATATGGATACTATATGGAAAAATGCTCCCATTCTAAGGGATTTGTGTGGCACCAATAGTGGTCCCAGAAGAGACGTAGATCGGTGTGTGATGCATATCAATGAGAGTACAATTACATGTCTTCCTCTTGGCGACGGTTCAAAGATTAGAGGACAAAGAGCCAACGACATTATTGCGGACGAGTTTGCATCGATTCCCCGTGATATATTTGAAAACGTTGTTGCTGGTTTTGCTGCTGTCGCGGCCTCTCCTTCTGACAAAGTGAGAATCAAAGCGCAAAATAAGAAGTCCAAAGAGCTGGGGGTAGAAGCGGTTGTTAGATCAGAATCCCTGATCGAGAAATCGAATCAGATTATTTTATCTGGGACCGCTTATTACGATTTCAATCATTTTGCTGATTATTGGAAGAGGTATAAAGACATAATTACTAGCGGCGGTAACGTTGCTAAACTTCAAGATATTTTTGGGGGAGAGGTTCCGCCAGAATTTGACTGGTCTGAATATTCTATTATTCGTATGCCGGTTACTACGCTTCCCGATGGTTTCATGGACGATGGACAGGTTAGTAGAGCTAAAGCTACCATTCACTCTGGGATATACAATATGGAATATGGTGCTTGTTTTACGACAGACAGTCAGGGTTTTTTCAAACGGAGTTTATTGGAAGCTTGTACCACGTATCCAACCAAACCGGTCTTTCTTCCCTCGGGAGAGGTTTCATTTGAATCCATGCTTAAGGGTTCCGCAGATCAGAAATATGTGTTTGGGGTAGATCCGGCTTCTGAAGTTGATAATTTTAGTATTGTTGTGCTAGAAGTAAGAGAAGACCATAGGCGGATTGTTCATTGCTGGACGACCAACCGACAACAACATAAAGATAAGCTTAAATCAAAGATTGTGGACGAAGACGATTTTTACTCGTACTGTGCCAAGAAAATTAGACAGCTAATGAGGGTGTTTCCCTGTTACGAAATATCCTTGGATGCTCAGGGTGGTGGTATTGCCGTAATGGAAGCGTTACATGACAAGGACAAGATACCGGAGGGGGAGGTTCCGATATGGCCCGTAATTGATGAGGATAAAGCTAAAGACACAGACGACCACTCTGGACTACATATACTAAGACTGTGCCAATTCGCAAGAGCCGACTGGTTAGCAGAATCAAATCATGGCCTTAGAAAAGACTTTGAAGACAAGATTCTACTGTTTCCGTTTTTTGACGCCGCGAGCATCGGACTATCTATTGAACACGATAAGGTGGCCGGTAGGAGGTATGATACTCTTGAGGATTGTGTTATGGAGATTGAGGATCTTAAGGATGAGCTATCCATGATTATCATGACCCAAACATCTACCGGTAGGGAGCGATGGGACACCCCGGAAGTTAAAGTTGCAGCCGGAAAGAAGAGTAGGCTTCGTAAAGATCGTTATTCATCATTACTGATGGCAAACATGTCTGCGAGGTGTATGTCTTTTGAGCGTGGTGTATCGAGCTTTGAAACCATTGGCGGTTTCGCTAAGATAGACAATGATTCCAGACTTAATAATGACAAATTATATCACGGACCCTCTTGGTTTACAGAAAAAGTCCAAGACGTGTATTAGTTTGTGTATAGTACTATTGACAATAGCATTCACAATACCATTGATCGGAGAACAATATAAATGTCTAAATCACCACTTTACCGAACATGGGACAGTGACTCACAAAAACAAGAGGCTTACACTCTCACCGCCGACGCAATAGAGGCTTATGATGGCGTCCAGAATTCTGTTGCATACGGACGTAGATCTAGTTATATAGATGTTGAGCCCAATAGATCTGTAAGAACCGGTTTCCTCCGAGAAGATTATGATAACTTTCGTCCCGGCGAATCGGTGTCTAATAAGCAGAAAAAAATTATAAAGATGAGTATGCAGGCTTATGACAGGGTTGGCATTATTCGGAATGTTATTGATCTTATGAGCGACTTTGCTTCACAGGGTCTTACTCTGGTACACCCCAATAGAACTATAGAAAAATTCTATCGAAAATGGTTCATTCAGGTTGGGGGCATTGACAGGTCTGAGAGATTCCTTAATTATCTTTACCGTTGTGGAAATGTTATTGTTAAGAGGCGTACGGCTAAATTAAACCATAAAAAGGAACAAGAGTTAAAAAGGTCTGGGGGTGCCGACCTAGAGATTACGGATCTAAAGGTTCCGAGACGTGAAATTCCTTGGACTTACGATTTTTTGAATCCTCTTGCGGTTGACGTTCAGGATTATGGAAGTCAGGTGATTGGGAAGCCGCAGTTTACGCTCAACCTTTCTAAGTATACTTCTGAGTCTTTAATTAGTAGCTCGACCACCAACAAGACCATTTTCAAAACGCTGCCCCTAGATTTGCAGAAAAGGATAGCAAGTGGCGATAGGACCATTCCCCTCGACATGGATAAGGTGGGGTTTTATCACTACAAAAAGGACGATTGGTTGTTGTGGGCCAATCCCATGATATATGCGATCCTTGATGACATCATGATGCTTGAAAAGATGAAGTTGGCAGATTTGGCAGCCCTTGATGGGGCGATTTCTAACGTTCGTCTTTGGACCGTTGGTGATCTAGATCACAAAATTATCCCAACAAAGGCCGCTATTAATAAGTTGCGCGATATTCTGGCGAGTAATGTTGGGGGCGGCACCATGGATCTAGTCTGGGGTCCAGAGCTTAAGTTTTCTGAGAGCCAATCTCAGGTCTACAAGTTCTTGGGAGCGGAAAAATATCAGCCGGTTCTTACTAGCATTTATGCTGGGTTAGGTATTCCACCGACGTTGACCGGCGCGAATACTAGTGGCGGATATACCAATAACTACGTCTCTTTAAAGACTCTTATCGAGAGACTGGAATATGGTAGAGAAATCTTAGCTCAGTTCTGGCGACATGAGATTGAACTAATCAGAAAAGCGATGGGTTTTAGATTTCCAGCCGAGATTCATTTTGATTCTATTATATTGTCTGACGAAGCTGCTGAAAAACAGCTCCTGATTCAGTTGGCGGATAGGGACATTATCTCTAACGAAACCCTGCTCGAAAGATTCAGGGAGCTGCCCGGAATTGAGCGTATACGTGTGAGACGTGAAGAAAGGGAACGGACTAACGATATGGGCTCTCCTAAGAAGGCTGGACCTTACCATAATCCTCAGCATAAAGAGGATATAGCTAAAATAGCTTTAACGAAGGATGTTATGGATACCGAGGAGTATCTGGAAAAATTCGGACTTCCTCCCGCAGAAAGGGACGGGGGAGTTGTGGAGCCGGTATCGCCCAATAAAGAATCCGACTACGATCCCGAAGAGCCCAATGGTCGCCCGAAATTCTCTAGAGACACTAAGAAGAGAAAAGAGAAGCGTGTTCTTCCCCGAAGTGGGGACGCTACGACTGCTACGCTATGGGCTCTTGATGCTCAGGCCAAGATATCAGAGGTTCTTTCCCCCATAGCACTCGCTCATTTTAACAAGAAGAATGCCAGAAGTTTAAACAAATCGGAAGTAGATCAATTGGAATATCTGAAGATGTGTGTATTGATCGGAATGACTCCATATATGGAAATAACTCCCGAATTGGTGAAGCGACTATTAGACAACGAAACTAAGCCGTCTGATGAGTTTAATTCTATTGTTATTGCCAAAAAAGAGTCTTTTGTTTCGACTAATGGCAAACAACCCAATATCTCCGAAATGAAATATATTTACGCCTCCACCTTTGCTGATATGCAGGATTTTTACCAATAAATACCCCAGATTTTATTTTGTGTGTATTAATCTTGGAGGTTTTCAAAATATGAAAATATACGAATCTGAAATACGAGACGGTCTGAACGGCATACTGTTAAAGAGTAACAGTGTTGCCTGTTATGCTGTTGCGGAGACATACAGACCGGAACCCTCGCCAGAATCTATTAGCAAGTTAAAAAAGATACTAGCAGAAAACTCTGGTAGTGGTGATATTTCGATTGCTCAAAATGAAGATCAAATAGATCTATATTACCTAAAATCAATATTAGTCAGTACCGGATGGAACAAGAACGATGACGTGTTCGATCCCAGAGAGTTGTGGCTGGCGAAAGATACACCTGAAGATAAGCCCTTCAACTTCATGCATAATGAAAAAGATATTATCGGACATATCACCGGTAATATTGTTGTGGATTTTGAGGGCGTCGAAATTAATTGTG